GTATCTTTGATTGAATATTCATAAAACAAAGATGATCTCTGTTTTATTGATTGTAAAAAACCAAAACGAGTAGTAAGATTTGTAACAATATCAGCATTAGTGCTATTGTTATCGTTTGAATAAACAGTAAGTGGATAAAAACTAAAAAAGTTTGCCATTTTATTTTGTACTGATTAATTATACTGGAGTTGTAATACCATATTTGTCTCTTTTTACTTTATTTTTTTTATCTCCAGCAGCAATACCAGCCTCAACTCCTGTAGATGTAACTGTACCTTGTTTGACCGTATTGACTTTTTGTTTTTGTTTTCTTCTTTTAGCAGTGTTATTGGAAGAATCATCTTTTTTTGTTATGCTGTTGTAAAGTGCTACATAATCCGTTTTTCCCGAAACAGTAGCAGGAGAAATAGCAGCAGTTGTTGATGTTGCTTCTGGCGCTTTTATAAAATCTTCTTTGGTAATAAACGTTGTCTCACTAAATTGCAAAGACATTGTAATTGCCACAGGCATACCTGTTCCACCTTCTTCAACTTCTCCAGAATCCGTTTCATATGCTGAAAATCCTTTTGGTGCATAGTTTGTTTGTACATTTTTCAAAACACACGTTCCAATACGGGGTATATTTGGATTCTCTTTTCCTTTGTAACAGAACATAATATCAAATTCAGATGGTGGAATTAACATTCCTGTTGAACCCATTTCTGGAGATGAGTGGAACTTAAATAAATTGATAATCTTCAATACTTGTTGTGCTTCAGCTTTTGATTTCGGATAAAAGAAAAATTCAAATTGAAATTCACGAGGCTGTGGAGATGCGTAAATAACCTCAATCATAGGATTCAAAACTTGACCAAATGCAGAATATAATCCTAACTGTAATGCATCTCCTCCAAGACCAAAATTTTCTGCAAGTCTTTGAAGTGCTAATCTACCAGCACCCGAATTTACTGCTGATGAAAATAATCCTTTAAAATCACCTGCTTTGAATTTTTCCAAAAGTGCAGGACCAGCAAGAATTGCTTGTCCTAAAATTGTTGTGCCGGGTGATAAGTCGCTATAATTTTGTCTAGAATCAAAGTTCAGTGTATCGGGCATATATAAAACAATTGATTCGTTAGTTCGTGTTGATCTTCCTATGGTGCCAAATAAACTTTTACCAGACTTACCCACACGCTGTAGAATAAAATTTGAAGAAGAGTATTTCAAATCAGATCCAACATTCTCATTTACCGTTGCACCACGCTCTGATGCAGGAAAATTAGTTCCATCTCTTTGACGAACAAAAAAGATCATATAATGACCTCTTTGAGCAGATCCCAAATCTTGAGGATAACGATAAATGTTTAGACCGGATAATTGTTCTCCTAATGCAGCCTCATCCCTCGCTTGTATTTCAATGTTGGATAGATTTTCATTTGTGAATGCCATTTTTGTTCCTAATATTTGTTGACTAGATACTATTTATGCCATACAAAGGTAAATTTACACCCCAAAATCCGAAAAAATATAAGGGAGATGCTACAAACATCATCTATAGATCATTGTGGGAAGTTCGTGTGATGAAATATTTAGATGAGCATCCAAACGTGGTATGGTGGGGTTCAGAAGAACTTCCTATACCATATCTCAATCCTATAGACCGAAAAAAGCATCGGTACTTTCCAGACTTTATCGCAAAGATTCGTAAGTCAGATGGAAGTGTTATGACTTATATTATTGAAGTGAAACCCGAAAAACAGACTATGCCTCCTACACAAAAACGCAAAACAAAAACGTTTTTGCAAGAAGCCATAACTTATGAGATCAATCGGGCTAAATGGAGAGCAGCAGAAGAATTTTGTAAAGACCACGGTTGGAAGTTTCAAATTTTGACTGAAAGAGACTTGGGCTTGAAATAATTGAGATAAATACTAGATGGCAAAAAGACTTATAGACCGAATCAAAGAATCCCTTGAAAAAGAGGGTATGGAACCACGCACCAGAGCAGCAAGACAGTGGCTCAGAGTGAAAGCGCAAAACTTACGAGTTTCACGCACAAATCTCATGCGGGACAGACTGAGACTCAAAGACAAGTCTATAATTGGTCGTATGTACTTTTACTTTTATGATCCAAAAATGAAAGATACTTTACCATATTATGATAGATTTCCATTGGTAATTCCAATCAGAAAACATCAAGATGGCTTCATAGGTCTAAATTTGCATTACATTAGCCCAAAGCAAAGAATAATATTGCTTGACAAGCTTAGTATAATTCTGAGTAATCATGATTATGATGAGACAACAAGATTTAGAATTAGTTATAATTTTTTAAAAGCATCTACAAAGATGTTTGAAGCAAAGCCTTGCATAAAAAAATATCTGTTCAAACACATAGAATCCAGATTTTTAGAGATAACCGCGGACGAATGGGACATAGCGGCATTATTGCCCGTTGAATTTTTTGAAAAAGAAAAAAAGAACAAAGTTTGGATGGAATCACAGGAGCAATTTAGATGAGTTTTAACCCGAACGACTTTTTGTCTAATATCAATAATAAGAATGGATTATCAAAACCTTCTAAATTTAAGATAAACATTGTTTTGCCACAAGTGCTGCAAAGCATTGAAAAAATTCCTAATTCTCAAGAACTGTCTTTGCAGTGTGAAGTGGCAGAGTTACCAGGTAAAAGCTTTGTAACAGAAGATGTGAAAATATACGGTCCAACGTATAAAATACCATTTCAGACACAATATAATGATATCAACATAACTCTTTTAAGCACCGGAACTTTTTTTGAAAGAAATCTTTTTGACCAATGGTTGGAGTATGTAATGCCATCATCAACGAACAATATGAGATTTCGTGATGATTATCTAACTACAATTTACATTTCTCAGTATGATGATATTGGAAATGAAATTTACAAAGTAAAGCTTATTGATGCATTTCCAATCAACATACAAGCACAACCATTGAACTGGTCAGATGATGGTTTTCATCGTCTGACTGTCGTGTTTTCATATTTGAGATATGAAACAGAAGTGTTTTCTGTTGAGCCTGGAGCATTATATGTTTCCGATTTGGCTGATGTAGATTTAGAAAAAGCGAGTATTATTGGTGAAAACTACAAAGACAGACCAGATGAGGTTACGAGAGAATTGGTAAATCATCCGGCTCTTCCTGGATATAAAGCTGTTGCAGCATTTGGTCAATCAGATAGGGCTAATCAAATTCCGGCTGGCGTTCCATTAGATTATCGTGGTGGACATGACGGCGGTGATAATGCACAAGATCCGAAAGTGCCAGGAAAAGATTATCTTGGCGGTAATGACGGTGGTGACAATGCAAAAGGGCAAGAAGCAGGTAAACCTTATGCTGGTGGAGGTTTCCTTTCAGGTCTAATTACAGCAGCAGCTGGAGGTCTTGTGCTTGGTTTACTTGCAAATACAAGACGTGCCCGTGGAGGAGATCGTGGACCAGCAGTTGGTCAAAATTATTCTAACAGAGGCATACCAACTCCACCAGGAGGAAAATCATACGGAGAGCAGTAAACAATTTATTTTAACCTAAAGTGAGGAAATTATGTTACCCAAACTAGACGTACCTATTTTTGAAACTAAATTGATTTCAAATAATCAAGTCATTAGATTCAGACCGTTCTTGGTAAAAGAACAAAAGTTGTTTCTAATGTCAAATGAAACAAATGACACAGGAGAAATGGTCAAAACTGTAAAACAAGTTTTGAAAAATTGTGTTCTTGATGAGATTGACGTAGACAACTTGGCCACCTTTGATCTGGAATATCTGTTCTTGAATTTGAGAGCAAGATCAGTAAGTGATGTTTCTAATTTGAAGTTTACTTGTAACAACACAGTTAAAGGTAAAGCTGAAGATGGAAACGACGAAGAAAAGAAATGTGGAAACACAGTTGAAATCAATGTCAATCTTTTAGAAGTTGAGTGTATAAAAAATCCAGAGCATGTGAACAAAATTGAACTTACAGACAAAGTGGGTATTATAATGAAATATCCAACTTTCAGTTCAATCAATATTGATGATTTGAACTCAGAAGACATTGAAAAAATTGTTGAAGTGATTATTGGTTGTATTGATTATATCTACGATGAAAATCAAGTTTATTATGCAAAAGATACTCCTGAAAAGGAATTGATTGAATTTGTGGAGAATCTGAAACAATCCGACCTTGAAAAAGTTTCAAAGTTTTTCAACACTTTACCTAAGATCAAGAAAGACTTGGATTTTGACTGCAAAAAATGTGGTTATAAAGAAACGATCACTTTGGAGGGAATGCAAAGTTTTTTCGCATAGGATTTAGTCATGATAACTTATTGAATTATTACGAAACAAATTTTGCCCTAATGCAGCATCACAAATACAGTCTAACAGAGTTGGATGGTATGATGCCCTGGGAAAGACAAATCTATGTTGATTTGTTAGTTAGATTTTTGGAAGAAGAAAAATCTAAGATGAAAGAAGAGAATCAAAGATCAAAGAGCCGAAGATAAGTCTAAATGGATAAAACGGATAAAAATAAAAAACTAGAAGCGTTTGCCCAGATTCTTTTACAGAAAGGTAAAGAAGCTGGGATGGTTTGGAATGGAGTTAATTGGGTGCCGGCAGAAGGTGCAAGCAAGACTTCACCTACTTCACCCAAATCTCCTAAACCCGTTTCATCCAGTTCTACTAAAAAATCGGT